ATGTATATTCCTAATCGTTCCTACTTGGAGAGTGGAATGCAGATCACCTATGAAGATATACAGCGCCAGAGAGCTAAGTTAGATCAGCAGTATGAAGACCGTAGAGCGAAGCTTCAGCAAGACGCTTATAAGTTGGCGGAAGAATATAAAGAATCACTTTCTTTGCCAAAAGAAACGTGGGTTGATTCAAGTGGTACAGATAGACCGTATGTGATGCTGGGCACGATAAATGATAAAGGACTATTCCAGAGGGCATCTTTGTCATCTATCAGGCTTGATGAGAATTACGCGCTTAATTTTAAGATTGCGACAATAGTTGATGACTCAAGGATTAGTGGTGGATCTCAATATTTGATATCGATATCCATGCAATATAATGATGGACGACTGTGCGTCGTCGTTGGGAAGGGTGACACGGTAATTATTGTTTCAAGCCCAGGTCAGACATCTGCCTTTCATGAGGTTTGCGCGGCCGTTAAGCAGCTAATAATGATTGGCTTCACTGATAGCCGACTAGATTAATAATCCAACAAATTTTTTTAAGGCTCACTTCGGTGGGTCTTTTTTATTTCTGGAGCCAGAACAATGAAAACTTATATCGCTGGCCCCATGACTGGCTTGCCTGAATTCAATCGGCCGGCATTCAATGCGGCAGCCAAAGAGATAGCGGCTTCAGGTCACGTCCCATTAAACCCGGCAATTTTACCTGACGGATTATCTCAACCTGACTACATGTGCATTTGCATGGCAATGCTTCAACGTGCCGATGCCATTTACATGCTAGATGGGTGGCAATCAAGTGCAGGCGCTCGGGCTGAATATGCTTTAGCTGAAAAGCTTGATATCGAGGTTTTGTTCCAAGACATGAGCATTGCGCAGATGTTAACGCGTAACGCCTCGCTTAAATAATTTAGCCCGCCGCCAGCGCCAATCACCCTCAAACAAACTCCGTGTCTGAATGGATCACGGCGGCGGGCTATTCCCTACACAACAGCATACGAACCCGACATACGCCGGGATTAATTTCCCCAATGGGGAGGCAGGATATGAAAATGCACAACTCCCCAGATGTATGGACGCTGATAGTGACGTGGGTAGCAGAGCACAGAGGTGAATTACTGAGTGCCTTGGTTGCTGCGATTATGGCTTTGCTGCGCGGCTGGTATGCGGGCGGCGGGCGGACACAACGAATGCTTGATGCTGCGATGTGCTCAATCATTGCTTGGTTCCTAAAAGACATCTTTGTGCTGCTCAGTATCGACCAAGGCTGGGCAATGGTATCGAGTGTATTTATCGGCTACCTCGGCACTGACTACATCGGATCGGTGCTTAAGCGCATCGTTGGCAATAAAACAGGGGCTGGCAATGCGAATCAGTGAGAACGGAATTAGTAAGCTGAAAGGCGAAGAAGGCGAGCGACTGACTGGCTATAAAGACTCTCGCGGCATTCCGACAGTTGGAGTGGGCCACACTGGATTAGTGGATGGTAAGCCGGTCGCTGTTGGCATGGTTATCAGCAAAGACAAATCATCTGAGTTGCTGCGCTCTGATTTGGACTGGGTTGAAAAGTCCATCGCAACTAACGTGAAATCCCCCCTTACTCAGAACCAGTACGATGCGTTGTGTAGTCTGATATTCAACATCGGGCCGACCGCATTCGCTAATTCTACCGTGCTGAAACGCCTCAACGCAGGTGATTACAAAGGCGCTGCTGATGCATTCCTTATGTGGAAGAAAGCCGGTAATGACCCGGATATATTGCTACCGCGACGTCAGCGAGAAAGGGCGCTATTTCTATCATGAACCGGTCAACTGAAATACTCGGCGCTGCGCTAATAATCCTAATTAGTATTCTGGGGTATTTCCAAAGCAGAGTTACGACATTAAAGCGTGATGTGGCAGAAATAACCGCAGTGGCCAACCAGCAGAAGAAAGACCTTCAGCTCATCGAAACCCAGCGCCAAGCCGTAGCCGCTATCGATATCAAATACACCAAGGAGTTGGCAGATGCCAAATCTGAAAACGAGCGCCTTCGTGCTGATATCGCTTCTGGCGCTAAGCGGTTGCAACTCAACGCCACATGTCCAAAGCCAGTGTCCAAAACCACCGGCCCCGCCAGCATCCATGATGATGCCAGCGCCAGACTTACTGACTCCGCTGAACGGGATTATCTCAGTCTCCGCGAGCGCATCGGAATTGCAACCAGCCAAATAAGCGGCTTGCAGGCGTATATCACTAACGTGTGCCTGATGCCTGCTAAATAGAATTGTTTAACCCCACTGGAGGTTGATCATTATCTTGCTGACGGGTAAGCCGTAAGTGGTGTAGCAACGCCGAGAGGAGTCGCAAAGCCGCGAATAGATAAGAGCAATTCTGCTCACATCTTCAAATATCAAGCCTCACTTCGGTGGGGCTTTTTTGTACCTGCAATATCTCCGCGCATTCTCGTGCGCAAATCAACCAAGAGCCTTTCGGGGTAGAGCTTGAGATAGGACAGTGGTTTTCGCTGACCCCTCTTGGGCTGCCCATATCTACGAGAACAGGCTCTATCACCAAAAGGTATCAGCGAAATGAAAACCTCATTAACAGTACTTTCTTCGAATGAAGCTCCAACCATGAGCAGCATGGAAATGGTTGATTACATTAATGCTGACCGAGAGTCAAAATCGAAAGTAGAAGGCTTAACTTTCCCATGCAAGAAATATCGCAAACTCCGTCATGACAGCCTGATGCTCAAAGCACCAAAAGTATTGGGTGAAAATCAATCTCCAAAATTTATTGGAGATTACACGGACGAGAAAGGCCGAACTTATCCCTGCTATAACTTCCCGAAACGTGAAGCTTGTTTGATTGCGATGAGTTACAGCTATGAGCTTCAGGCTCAGATTTTTGACCACATGACACAGCTTGAAGGTGGTCAGGACATTAACCTTCTCGATTTCTCGCAACTGACAGATCTAACCATTCAGCAAATGCAGGATCGCGTTGCTAGTGCGGAGAAATATTCGTTCGAAGAACACGGGCAAACGGGTAGTGCATTAATGATTCGCCGCAAGAAGGAAAAGAAAGTTATCAAAAAGGCCGAGCAATTGGTGAAAGACCTTGTCCAGTTCAAGCTTTGCGATATGGGTGACTTTCCTGACGGAGCGGCAGCATGAATCATCAGGACTTCATCTATCAAAACGTTAAAGACGAACTGGTAAGGCAGGGTTTCGACCCTGATGTCGCTTCCATTGGTGCTAACAAGGCCATTGACCAATTCCGCACTCACTCATCATCGAGCAGGAAAGGGAAGTTGTTTGATGATTGCCTGAGGATCGGCAAGGAGTGGGCAACTAAATACCAACCGAAGAAAAAAAACTGAAACTAAGGTTGAGAGCCACTTTCACAACGGCTCTCAAAAAAACACGGTAATGAATAAAAAATAGGCACATACCGAATCTGGATAAATAAACAGTGCGTGTTAAAATGCAGCCTTTATATCAAGAAAGGAATATCCAACATGGCTGTTAAGCATAGCGCAAGACGGTATGACATTTTCGATGCAGCAGAAATGGCTAATGAAAAAGCTAATGTTAAATTGATAACCAGCGATCCAATGAAGATTAATTGGACTTGGGACGATAAGTATTATGAGATTGAAATAGATGCAAATGAGGAGGAAGAAATAATTCTCCTTGAACTCTTTAGAGCAGCCACAAAAATGGCAACCATGTAATGCTAGCCGCCTCCGGGCGGTTTTTTATTTGGCGCTATTTATAAAACTCTGCAAAAGGTGCTAACAAGCGCCTTTGACAGAATCTTATAGAGGTTTCAGATTTTATCGATTAGAAATTTCACGGTGTTTTACTCCAAATCAAAAATCCATCCAGTTTTTTATTCTAAAGCCCGTCACGGGGCTAATTAATCACAGAGCCTTGCGGGGTGAGTCTATTGGGTAAGCAGTAATGCTTTCACTCTGTGGCTGCTTTTATCCGCGTGAACTTAGGCTCACCACCGAAAGGAAGGCGCATGAAACCAAAATCGAGAGAGAACATTGGCGGTAGGGTATATGTCGCTAGTGATGGGTTAAAAATAAAAGTTGGCATGTCTACGAGAGGAAAGTGCCTTGGTAGGTTTTCAGAACTAAAAAGACAGTTCGACTTTTATGTTAAAGACAGTTTCATTACAGATAGGCGATTTGATTACAGAATCATTGAGAAAATGACCCATGAAAAGCTGTCACGATTTCATCTTAATCACGAGTTCTTTTCAGCCTCATTTGCTGAGGGGATAAAAGCAGTAAAAGAAGTGATGCAAGAACTTGATGCTTTAGGGTTTGGTGGTGGCGTCACTCAAATTAAATAATTTCATCAACCAGCGGAATATTCTGTTATGGCTAATTCAGATACACAAATGAAGCGGCCATTCCCGCCATTATCATTCGTTAATGAGTTCAGGCCGCACATTGAATTAGTCCCCGCGACTGAAGTGCTTGAGTGGGTTAATAGCCAAATACTCAGTGACGATGGCGAACTGCATAACCCTGACCACAGCCACTTAATTGACGCTGACATAAAAATCATGTGGGCATCATCTGTGTTTGAAAAGCAGGGTCGCACTGTTCTTGGTCAAGCCGAGCAAGTAGCAATGAGAGCTGGCGGCTGGCAAAAGGCCCGAATGGAACAGCAGATGTATGAATGGTTCGGTGATGTGCCGACATTCATCATTACTCTGGCTGCTGATTACTGCGCTCAATGCCCTGACCTTGATTTCTGTGCTCTGATAGAACATGAGCTATACCATATTTGCCACGCAAAGGACGAATTCGGCGCGCCCAAGTTTAATAAAGAAGGGCAACCAGTATTGAAACTTCGCGGACATGATGTCGAAGAGTTTGTTGGTGTGGTTCGTCGCTACGGTGCAAGCGTTGAAGTCCAAGAGATGATTGACGCAGCGAATAATAAACCCGAGGTAGGCAATCTCAACGTCGCAAGAGCGTGTGGGACGTGCCTGCTTAAATTAGCTTGATTAGTTACATTACGTTAGTCATGGAGGATACCAATGGCTGCATTAAAACCAGAGGTCAAAGCCTTCATCGTCCAGTCATTAGCCTGCTATGATACACCGTCGCAAGTAGTCGCCTTAGTGAAACAAGAATTCAGCCTCACGTTAACGCTTCAGCAGGTGTCGTCATACGACCCGACAAAGGCCATTGCGAAGAATCTAGGGCAGAAATGGATAGACCTCTTCAACTCGACTCGCTCCCGCTTTCAAACTGAAATATCCGACATCCCAATCGCCAATCGCGCCTATCGACTTAGAGCGCTCGACCGCATGGCGACGAAGGCTGAGAGCATGAAGAACTTTGCGATGACCGCACAGCTAATGGAGCAGGCCGCAAAAGAGGTTGGTGACGCATACACTAACAAGCAAAAACTTGAACACTCAGGGCCGAATGGCGGGGTAATTCAAACTGCTACTCTCAATGCAAAAGAGTTCGAAAAGATCGCGAGGAAGTTAAACGACGAGGTGTAAATGGACGCGAAAGAAAAACTAGCCGCCATTAACCTTGCCAGAGTTGATTTCTACTTTTTCGTAAGATGGATGTTTCTCCAGCGCCGCAAGTTTAAATGGCTACGTGGGAAGCACCACAAACAAGTTTGCGAAGAATTGATGAAAGTGTATCGTGGCGAAGAAAAACGCCTGATCATCAACATCCCGCCGCGTTACTCGAAAACCGAGCTTGCTGTCGTTATGTTCATCGCCTGGACTATGGGTAAAAAACCAGACTCAGAATTTATTCACGCTTGTTACTCATCAACGCTCGCCACAAAGAATAGCGCCGAGATACGAGAAATACTCCGATCATCTGAATATCAAGAAATTTTCCCTGAGGTTCATCTGCGTGACGATTCTCAGGCCAAGAATGAGTGGAGAACCGTTGAAGGTGGCTGTATGTACGCAACAGGTACAGGCGGAACAATCACTGGTTACGGTGCTGGTAAAGTTAGAGAAGGATTTGGTGGGGCAATTATCTGTGATGACCTCCACAAGGCGGATGAGGCACGATCTGACGTTATCCGCGAAGGCGTTATTGAATGGTTCCAGAACACGCTCGAATCTCGCTGCAACTCACCAAACACTCCGATTATTGTCATCATGCAGCGCCTCCATGAAAAAGATATCGCCGGATGGCTTGAAGGTGGAGCGAACGGTGAGCAGTGGCGAGTTATCAGAATGAAAGCGCTGGATGAATCAGGTGAGGCTTTGTGGCCGGAGAAGCACTCTGTCGAAAAGCTTCAACAGATGATGAAGGCGAGCCCCTATGTATTTGCTGGGCAATATCAGCAGGAACCGTATGCGGGCGAGGGTAACACTTTCCAGCCAGACACTATGCCCATTGTTGAGGCGATCCCTGAAGGAACGCGCTTTGTTCGTGGTTGGGACTTTGCAGCCTCAGTTCCTAAAGCGGGCAGAGACCCAGACTATACGGCAGGTGGAAAGATTGGGAAGTTGCCAGATGGACGGTTCATTATTGCCGACATGGTTCGTCTGCAAGGACTCCCTCATGATGTCAGGGCTGCTGTGCTAAATACCGCTGACCGAGATGGCAAGCGCGTGAAGATAAGCATCCCGCAAGATCCAGGGCAAGCTGGTAAAGCTCAGGTGGCGTCATTCATTCAAATGCTCGCAGGGCATCGCGTGATATCCAGCACGGAAAGCGGTGATAAGGTAACGCGTGCCGAGCCATTTGCTGCTCAGGTTAACGTGGGTAATGTTGTATTGCTTCGAGCCCCTTGGAATGATGCTTTAATTTCAGAGTTGCGCATGTTCCCTAACGGATCTCATGACGACCAAGTCGATTGCCTTTCGAGAGCATTCAACGAAATCTCATCAGGAGGGTCTGGACTCAATATGAATCCAGACCTCGTAAATGAAGCTCAGTCCAGAAACCTCACTCCAATGCGCCGGTAATCTATGAACAAAACACAACGTCGTAACACTCGGCGCAAGGCAACACGTCCTGAGCGCAAGAAATTTGCTGTATCTCAGTCATTGAGAGACAAGATAGACCAGCAGGGTTACATTCCGACCTACGGCGAAATTAAAGAGCTTTATGGACCAGCTAAAACACTGGGTGCCCCTAAAGAGGCCGTGTTGGCAATGGATCATTCACTTGATAGTGGTGGGTCCTACACTCTTCTTCAGCACGCGTTCGAACACGGTCAGTTTCCCGCGCTTGGGCCATCATTCATGGGTTATGCTGCATTGTCATCGCTAATGCAGAACGGCCTTATCCGTGCATGCATCGAAACGCTTGCTGATGATATGACGCGAGAATGGATAGAGATTGATTCGGTTGATCAGAATAACGACGGCGATGGCACGGACGAAAAGAAGAGATTGCAGGATGCGATGATTGACTATCGCGTTCGTGATATATGCCATGCAGCGGCTGAGTTTGATGGCTATTTCGGCGGTTGCTTGATTTTCATTGATACCGGCGCTAAAGATGAGCAGTTACTTACCCCGCTGGATATCTCTGATAAATCGGCAGAACTGAGGGACTTTAAGCGCTTCACTCTGATAGAGCCGATCAATATCTTCCCTGGCACCTACGAGTCAATAGACCCACTAAGCCCAATGTACTACAAACCGCAAACATGGTGGGTGCTTGGTAAACAGGTTCACTCAAGCCGCATGATTCGAGTGTGCGGTAACGAAGTGCCAGTCATTCTGAAGCCAACCTATAACTTCCTTGGGTTGCCTCAGGCACAAATTCTTTACGATTACGTCATCCACTTCCAAGATGCGCGGCAGGCAGAAGCAAGACTTTTGGAAAAGTTTTCTTTAACCGTGCTGAAAACTGACATGCAGGACATCCTGACTAATCCTAGCGCAACAAGCTCACTCGATCCTCGCCTTCAATACATGGCGTCTTACCGGTCGAATGACGGAGTTCTCGCTATCGACAAAGAGATGGAGGATATCGTCAACATCGTTACACCGATGAATGGTGTTACCGACATCGTCCGGCAACAGCTTGAGTTCGTAGTGATGATAAACCGCACCAACGTGGTTAAAACGCTCGGTCTGTCTCCATCAGGCTTCAACACTGGTAATGCTGATATCAAGAACAACAACGATCATATTTCTTCTCAGCAGGAGAAAGTTTTGCGCGGTCCGATACAGAAGATGCTGGACGTGCTGCAAATTGTCACCCTCGGAAGTTATGATAAATCAGTGCAATTCAAGTTTGTTGGATTGAACGAAGAAGACGATAAAGCAATCGCTGAGACGCAGCTAATTAAGGCTCAGGCGCGATCAATCTACAAGGAAGGAGGGGACGTAAGCTCAATGGAGGTGCGTAAGGCGCTTTCAGAAGACCCTCACAGCGGTTTCACTGGTATTGATGTGGACGAGCTACCGGAGTCTGGAAATGGCGAAGAAAACCAAAACGGCGAAGGCGATCAGTCCGAACGCTGGTCTCCAAATGGAATATCAAAGGAAACTTCAATCGCTAGTTGATGACATGAGCACCTCGGTAAACTACTGGATCTCTGCTGAATATAGAAAGCAGGAACCGAAGATTGTCGGGGATGCTTCACCAGCAAAGTTGATGAATAAGAAGCTTCTCTCTGTCATGACTCGTTGGCGGGGAACTTTCAACAAGAAAGCAGAGGATATTGCGATATGGTTTGTGCGACGGTCTGACGCTTACGCCTCGACGTCAGTAAAGAATAAGCTCCGTGCTGAAGGTATGACCGTTAACATGCGTATCACACCAGAGGTAAGGAACGTTCTCGACAGCATCTACGAAACACAGGTCAACTTGATAAAATCCATCCCTGAGCAATACCTTACACAGGTCAGCACCTTGGTCCAGGAAAGCGTAATCCGTGGTCGAGATATTGGGTATCTAAAGGAAGAGCTGAAACATCGTTATGGCATAACAGAGCGCAGGGCAAGATTTATCGCATCAGATCAGAACAATAAGGCTTCAAATGAAATATCACGCCAGCGGCTAATGGATTCAGGAATAAAGCGTGGGATTCTCAAGCATCGATCTGGCGGTAGTAAATCATACCGGCACTCTCACGTTTTGGCAGACGGTCAAGAATATGACCTCGCAGTGGGATTCTGGGATTCTCATCTCAAGCGATATGTCCAACCAGGAGAGCTTCCCGGCTGTAAGTGTGATTGCAGGCCAATCATTGAGTAGGAGTAATGCCAAGTATGCGTAAAGCACCAACGCCAACGCCACACAAACAAGGCGACACAGTGAAAAGGCCACCACCACCGCCTTCGCCACCAAAACCGAAAAGCAACAGGATCGCTATAGCGGTCTTTTTTATTGCCTGAAGAAAGGTGAATAAATGGAAGAGATGCGAATATTAGCATTAGCCCTGTTCCTGTGCGGGCTTGTGTTCGGCTTCACTTTTGGAATGTTGTGCTGTCTGGATGAAGATAGAGGCTATGAATTTTTACCCATCCCATCACCTCCAGTTGGTGGGCCTTGTGATCCAGCAGCACTACTAAAAACAAGAGTGGCACATGACGACCACCACTTAGCTAAAACGGCGCGAGCTAAATTAAAGGCGCAGAAAGAGAGAAACAACAATGCCAATCCGAGAAGTAACACTTAAAAGCGGCAGGAAAGGCTATCGATGGGGCGCACACGGAAAGATTTATCCGACACGTGAGCAAGCTGAGAAGTATGACGTTGCTGCACTTTCCAATGGCTATGCAGGTGACAGCGCAATGGCATTCGATGAGGCGTCGCGGCGTCGTATTGACGAGAACGGGTATTTGCACGTTTCTCAAACGCATCTCACTAAAGAGCAGGTGGCTCCATATTACGGGCGTGAAATTCCAGGATATATCGAGCAGGGTCTCGACCCTGACCAAGTATATTACGGATACCGCTCAGCCGAAGAGCTGGAAAAGTCCAAAGACATGTTCAACGGTATGCCACTGCTGATTATTCATAAGCAGGACTCCGCACACACTCCACTGAAAGAAGAAAGGGTTGGTTCCATTGGAACCACTCCGGTGTGGGACTCTCCTTATCTCGACAATGCACTGATAGTCACTGACCAGTCAGCCATTGAAGCAATTGATAGCCACAAATTAAAAGAAATTAGCTGCGGCTACTTCTTTGATCCGGATTTCACTCCGGGAGAGTTCAACGGCGTTGCTTATGACTTCGTGATGCGAAACATCCGAGGTAATCACGTAGCGCTTGTAAAGGAAGGTCGGGCTGGCCCCGAAGTTTCCGTCCACGACGCAATGCCGTCAAAACCAATAAAGGTGCAAAAAATAATGCAACTTACCCGCAAACAGGTGGCGGTGCGTGCAACGCTGGCTGCCTACCTAAAGCCGCGTCTTACCATGGATGCTGCTCCCGCAGATCTGACCAAGTTGGTTGGCTCATATAAAAAACCTTCAACCCTAGCTAAAGCAGTCGCTCGCCAATACGGCAGCAAGATTGCTCAAGACATGGAAATCGAACCTGAAGAACTGGCTGAACTGATGGAAGCGGCTGAAGAAGCCGTTGAACCTGAAGAAAAGAAACCAGTTGAGATTGAAGAAACTATCTTCGATGAAGACAATGTTTCTGAAAGCTTGAAAGCAATTCTGGAAGGTAAAGTTCCCGATGAAGTGCTGGCTAAGATTCTCGCATGCGTCATTGAACCAGTTGTTGGTGATGAACTCACCGAAGAAGAGAAAGCAGCTAAAGAACAGGCCGATAAAGACGCGGCTGACGCTGAAGCGGCTAGGAAGAAAAAAGAAGGCGAACCAGCGATGGATGCTAATACCATTAAATTGCAGGCACGCACTGAGGCTCAGGCTCATTTCCGCAATCTGAACGAAGCTGGTCGTAAAGTTCGCGATTTGGTTGGCGAAGTGGATGTCATGGCGTTTGACAGTGCCGAAGATATTTACGGGCATGCACTGAAAGCTAAAGGTGTGAAAATCAGTCAATACGAAAAGTCCGCATACAAAGGCATGGTTGATATGTTGGCAGCGAATAAGCCATCACAGCAGACCATTACTCAGGACTCATCTCTAGATACTTTCGAAGGCCAGTTTGCAGGTCTCGGCAATATCAAAATTAATTAAGGGGCAATGCAATGGGCCTTCAAAAACAAGTAAATCTTTATTATTCCGGTGCTGTAGCCGGTGACCGAGCATCGCATAACCCAGTAGTCTACTTACCTCGAAATCCTCTGACTGAGGGTGTGGTGTATGTCGGTCGATTCGTGTTTAGGGGAACGGACCCAGAAAACCAAGTCAAAACATCTGGGTCTGTCGTGGCGGGTTTCGTAGAGCGCCTTCTCAATTACTATAATTTCACACTAACATCTGGTGGCACGCTAGCTATCCCAGATAAAACGCCTGTTACAGTAGCGAGTATTGGTGAGTTCTATGCCGTTTATACATCAACCGCACCAACAATTGGACAGAAAGCATTCGCCAATACCACGACCGGCATTATTTCTTATGCTGCGGCTGGAGCTACCGTTGCTGGTTCTGTTGAGACCGGTTTTGTTGTTAGAGAAGTTCGGGAAGAAGATGGTTTAGTCTTCATTTCCAACTGGACCCCCGCCGCCTAAACACTGAAATAATCCGCTCGTAACTAACACTGAAATAATTCGGTGGGCATCGTCACGTGCGGATGGAGAAAATGATGAATATTACGTTCGAACAAGCCAAGCGATACGGCTTCGATTTTGGTCGCAACGCTCGCGAGTGGATCACGAAAGACAACATGCCTCGCCTGATTCAGGATGCGGCTCTTATCACCCAAGCTAACACAACTATTCCCGCAGAATTGCTGGCTTACATTGACCCGACTGTCATTGAAATTCTGACTGCCCCACGCAATGCTCGCGAACTGTATAGCGAAGAGAAGCGTGGCGACTGGACTACGCCTTATTTCAAATGGCGTGCAGATGAAGTGACCGGTAGTACCGCTGCATATTCTGACTTTGGTCAGTTTGGCGTAGCTGGCGTTAACTCAGAATGGTTTACACGTGAACAATATCGCTTCCAGACAATCATTCAGTATGGCGATTTGGAGCAAGATATGGCGGCTCAAGCCAAAATCAATCTTGCAGCAGCGAAGCAGCGTTCAGCAGCTACTACCATCGATATCGATTCAAATAGGTTTTACTTATTGGGTGTTGCTGGTAAAGAAATCTATGGTGTCCTGAACGATCCAAACCTGCCAGCAGCAACTACTCCGATATCCGTGGGCGGCGTGACTGCATGGTCAGGCAAGGATGCAATTGCTCGCTACAATGACGTGATCAAGTTGTTCACTCAGTTAGTCAACCAATTGCAAGGTCTGGTAGACGAGAAATCACGCCTCAAACTGGCAAGCTCTCCTGCTCTGCGTGCACTTCTGGCTGAACCTACCCAGCTTGGCATCACCGTTATGTCGATGCTGAAAGAGTATTTCCCAAATATGGAATTTGTGTCTCTTCCGCAGTTAGGTGCAGCGGTTGCGCCTGCGGCGGCTGAAACTATGATGCTGATCGCCCCTGAGATTCTGGGTAACCAAACTGGCCTATTAGGGTTCGGTGAGAAAATCCGTATGGGTCGCATCGTTCCATCACTGTCATCTTTCGCTCAGAAAGTTACCGGGACAACCTACGGTGGCGTTATTCGGGTGCCAGTGGCAGTTGCTCAAATGACTGGGATGTAAATTATGGCGCGTCCACGCAAAATCACAGCCTCTGAGGAGGCTGTTTCTTTATCTCAAGGAAATAATATGTCTAATTCAGTTCACGTTCGCTTAAAGCACCCACACGGCATCGTGTTTGATATCTCTAATGGTCGCAAGGTTGCATTATTTGGCAGCGACTTCCATCTGCGCGGGCTGGAGAAAGGCACACTGACATGCGGATTTGGTAAGACCATCGTTCCGTCTGCTGATTGGGAAGAAGTGTTGGCTACGTATCCTTCAATAGTGGACGATTTAGTCCGAAAAGGGACTCTCATTCATCAACCAGATTCTGCTAGTGCAGATGAAAACGCCGATGATAATTTGGGCGTTAAGCACGGACGTGAGCCTGTCGATACGAAAAACGACAAGACAATCAAAACTGAAGAAGTACCTGCTGGAGAGGCTGCATAATGGCTGTAGTCACTTTTGACAGTGACGAATTTCTCGGAATCTATCCTCGATTTACTGGTGTCTTAACGCCTATTCAATTACAGAATGCTTTCGACACTGCTTGCCTGATGCTTGATAACACGGACGGATCTATTGTTCCGTATGACCCTGACAACGGCATTAAAAATCGCAAGACGCTTCTCTACATGCTGACTTGCCATCTAGCCTCTGTCGCTCTATGGGGGAATGGACAGTCTGGTCCAGCATCAGGAGCTTCAGAGGGTTCTGTGAGTGTGTCGTTCGCTGTCCCAGATGTAACAACAGCTTCATGGTACAAGCTAACACCTTGTGGTCAGGCTTACTTTCAGGCGATCAAGAAATACATCGTTGGTGGACGCTACATTGCGCAGCGCTACTATCATCCATGGGGGTAATTTATGGCTGGAATATCAGGTGGTGACAAATTAGAAGCCGCGCTTGCTGCTATTTCTGAGAATATTAAGCTGCAAATGAATGTTGGCATATTAGCGGGGGCAACCAATAGGGATACGGGCGATCCTATTGCCCCATATGCGGCGGCAAACGAATTCGGAACCCTTAATATTCCGGCGCGTCCATTCATGCGAAACACCGTTGCTGAGAAGTCTGGCGATTGGGGGCGAACTCTTGGCAGATTGGTCATTGGAAAGGCTCATGAGCCCGGAGGCATAAAAAAAGCATTCAATATTCTCGGTGCTGTTATGGTTCAAGATATTAGAGATTCCATTGAGCACTCAATCCCACCACCCAATACACAGTCCACAATTAACAATAAACGCAGGAAAGGTCGTGCTAGTCCAGATAAGACATTGGTCGATTCAGGAAGCATGCAGAGTGCTGTTGACTTTGAAATCATCACTGGAGAATCAGAATGAATTTACATCAGATTGCTTCGGGGTTGATTGGACAAGTGAATCCGTTCATTGATGGCACCATAAAAGTATATTCGGGTGAAAATGAGGATGCTGCTGGCAAGGTTAGCCCAAATTATGTTGAAAAACAGGTTACCGGACAACTCCAACCTCTGGCATGGAAAGACCTTAAGCACCTTGACGGAATGAACATCACTGGAGTTGAAAAAAAATTCTATGTGAATGGTAATTTCAGCGCTATTAGCCGCCCGGGAATTTCTGGTGGTGACCTTCTGGTTATTGGATCTCAGGTTTGGATGATTCGCACTGTGCTAGAGCTTTGGCCTGACTGGTGCTCTCTTGGATTAACACTACAGGTAACATAATGGCAGCAACCATCACTCCGCTGATGGATGGGCTATTCACTTCTCTTCGCTCGTTTCTTATTGCTCACGTGACCGTTACTTCCTGTCGACAAGCACAGCTAAATAGAACAGCTATGCCAACGGGGGATTTCATTGTCATGACGCCTTTGGGCGTGGATGGCCTATCCACAAATGCGGTGTCTTATCAGTTTGACCCAGATAACGACATCAACACAGAAACTCATAAACGAACAACGGTGTGGCGATGTCAGCTAGATTTTTACGGCGATTCAGCTCAGGAATTTGCAAATACTATCGCGATGATAGTTCGCTCTGATTACTCATGTGAATGGTTTCGGCGTAATTCCGCTGAAACTGGCAGCCCGTTAATCACTCCGCTGTTCTGCACCGACCCAAAACAAACCGCAATGATAAATGGCGAAGACCAGTGGGAGAACCGATGGACTTGTGATTTGCACGCCCAAATTCCCGCTAGTGTCGTTGTGCTTCAGCAGTTTATGGAAAGCGTTAGCATCGGTCTTGTAGAAATCGACGCAAAATTCCCACCGGAGAATGAATAAATGACAATCCCAGCTAAGAATATCGTACAAGTTAACCCCGGTGTTTTATCTGCCGGTGGATCTGCCGTTGATTTGAACGGACTGATCTTAACTACTAACACAGTAATCCCGATCGGCTCAACGCTCCAGTTTGCCAGTGCTGATGCTGTATCGAAGTATTTCGGCGCAACCTCAACAGAGGCTGAAATGGCTGGCATTTACTTTGGCGGGTATTTGAATGCCACCAAGATGCCTGGACTGCTCAATTTAACTCAGTATCCTGCGGCTGATGTATCGGCGTATTTGCGAAGTGGCTCTATGGCTACAATGAAATTGGATGAGATGAAGTTACTTACTGGTTCGCTTACCATTACGGTTGACGGCACAGCAGTGACAGCAGCTAGCATTAGCCTAGCAGCAGCAACGAGCTTTAGTTCAGCGGCTACCATCCTGGCAACGGCGCTAAGTCTGCCGGTGACGTTCGATTCAATTCAGTCAGCATTCACGATTAAATCGACAACATCTGGCGCGACCTCGACAATTAGTTATGCCACAGGAACACTATCAACTAGCCTGAAACTGACTAATGCAACCAGTGCTATAACGTCGCAAGGCGCGGACGAAACAAACCCAGTCGATTTCATGACTGCATTAGTGCTGCGTACACAGAACTTTGGCGCATTTACCACAGCTTTCGAACCAGACCTTGAAAACAAAATTGCATTCTCTCAGTGGACGAATGGCACCAACAAACGTTATGCGTATGTGGGTTTTGATACAGATGCAAATGCTATTGTTGCCGGCAGCACAACTACATGGGCGTATGCAGTCGAACAGGCTGAATATGAAGGAAGTTGCTTATTATATGGTGACATAACCCTCGCTGCGTTTGTATTGGGCGTGACGGCGGCAATTGATTTCACTCGAACAAATGGACGCATTACCTACGCATTCAAGCGACAAGGTGGCTTGCTGCCATCCACGACTGATGAAACAGAAGCAACCAATCTGATTGCCAACGGTTATAACTTCTACGGTCGTTATGCAACATCCTCTGATGAGTGGAATTTCCTCTACGATGGCTCAGTAAGTGGCTCATTCAAATGGATGGATGCTTACGTTAATCAGATTTGGCTCAACGCCAGCTTGCAATCAGCGATGCTGAATCTGTTACTAAGCGTTGGATCGATTCCTTATAACAACGCTGGTTATGCACTGGTTGAAACGGCATGCCTTGACCCTCTGAATGCGGCCATCAACTTCGGTGCGATTCGTACTGGGACCACCCTGTCAGAGACTCAGATTGCGCAGATCCAGTTTGCTATTGGCTCTGATGTGTCTCAGGCAATTATTGCGAAAGGTTATTACTTGCAGATTGTTCCGGCCACGGCACAAATTCGGTCAGCGCGAACCAGTCCAAGCATGACGCTTTATTATGCTGATGGCGGTGCTATTCAGAAACTGACCCTCGCATCTATCGAAATCAAATAGCGGAGCGCTAACCATGTCAACAATCACTTCTGCTAACTCCGTATTTTCGTTAGCGATCACCAATTTGTATGCTACCCCGCAGATCCTTGAAGGCTATAGCACGGACGATGCTTTCTCTACTGATGCTCTGGATATCACTGAAACGGTAATGGGCATTGATGGAAAGCTATCTGGCGGCTTCGTGTTTAACCCAACCAACCAGACAATCACAATTATGCCTGACTCCCCATCGCTGGTTATCTTTGAAACTTGGGTCACTGCGATGAAAACCATGCGCGAAACATTAACGGCTAACGCAACCATTCAGCTACCAGCGCTGGGGCGAAAATACACTTTAACCAAAGGTTTTTTGGTGAGTGCAAAAACAATCCCTGATGTGAAAAAAACACTTCAACCAACGCCGTTCGTTATTCGTTGGGAAAAAGTCACAGGAGAAACAATCTAATGGCGCGCAAAAAGGCGATGTATGAGGTTAAGGACGAAGGCCGAGACAAAGGAAAGGTGTTTATCCTGACTGAGATGTCAGCGTCTCAGGCTGAGCTGTGGGCAGCGAGAGCACTGTTAGCTATCGGTCGAGAAGGAATTAATATTCCTGAAGGTATTGAGAAAATGGGCTTCTCTGCCATTGCGACATTTGGACTGAATATGGTCATGAAGTTGCCATTCGACACTGCTGAGTTTTTACTTGGCGAGATGTTCAAGTGCGTTCAAATCATCCCTAACCCAGCAAACAAAGAGTTCTCTCGCGACCTAGTCGAAGATGATATCGAAGAAATCACTACGCGGGTTAAATTGCGCAAGGCCGTCTTTGATCTGCATGCGGATTTTTTAATGGCCGCCGCGCAATTGACTTCGGCCCCCAATTCATAGGGGATATGCCAAGCGGCCTAGTCGAATATCTCAATATCCCCGCACCAATAGCAACCGTAATTTCAGCCGGAAAAGCATCTCTTCATGAGTTAGACACTGTTTACGGTGTGGCTGACCTATGGATGATGCTGGAGGTCATTACGGTTGATAACCATAACGCCAGAATCATGAACCAGCCCAAGGAATAACGATGCCAACTATTATCGATGCTCTCGTCATCAAGCTTGGGCTGGATAGCTCTGATTTTGAGAAAGGACAAAAACAGACACAAGAAGGTCTGAAAAAGGTCAAAACAGACTCGACCGACACGGCCAAAGTAATGCAAGAGCAAGGCAAGAAAGCCGGTGCATTTTTTGGAAGCATCAGGAATGAGCTGTTAGCGTTGGTCGGGATCTCTTTGTCGATTAAGGGATTTAAAGACCTGATTATCGGTACTGCGACTAACTTTTCTCAGTTGGGTCGATCATCCAATATGCTTGGTATGTCCGCTAAGCGTCTTGATGCATGGCAGTATGCCGCTAAAGCTTTCGGGGGCACCGCTGAAGGTCTTGTTGGGACGATGAGCAGTTTATCGCAAGGCATCAATAGTTTTGCATTAACAGGTGAAGCGAATGGTGTGGTGACAGCTCTAAATGCTTTGGGTGTGGCTGCCACTGATAAAGACGGTAAATTGCGCACCTCAGAAGATATTTTGATGGACTTGTCAGATAAATTCAAAGCAATGACGCCACAGCAAACTCAATACTTCAGCAGCATGCTGGGGATTGATGCCGGGAGCATGAATTTGCTGATGCAAGGGCGGGATGGAGTAAAGGCTCTTGTCGATGAATTAGCCAAATCATCTGGGGTCACTGACGATGCGATCAAGCGGTCGCAGCAGTTTCAGGTTACATGGGCAAGGATTGAACAGAGGTTTAGCTCAGTACGCGAAAAGTTGTTTACTGCACTAATTCCATATATTGAAAAATTACTTGGTTTGCTTGATAGATTCTCCACCTGGATTAGCTCGCATCAAGAAGAAATAAATGCCTTTTTTACTAATTCGGCAGCAGAAATCGGAAAGGTTGTTGATGCTGTTGGTGGCTTGCAGAATGCCTTCGAAATATTACTCGCTTTCATGGTTGGCAAGTGGGCGCTTGGAATGCTTGGAACTCTCGGTAAAGTATCCGGTGCTCTTGGACCAATAGTTGCTGCGATAGCGACAATAAACGCCTACAACAAAGTAAACAGCATTCAAGAAGAAGCTAAGGCTTCTAAAATGTCTGTCGGTGATTACTTAATTAAAAAGAATAAAGATTTTGAATCCTCGGAGGTAGGGAATACACCTGGAGACAAGATCATTAGGTGGTGGAATTCAGTTACTGGAGGTTACAGCGCTGGAGAATACTCGGCCTATGGAACTAAAGCGCCTCGAGGCATCAGAAATAACAACCCTGGAAACCTGAATTATGCAGGTCAAAGAGGCGCTGAGAAAGAAAGTGGCCCTAATGGACGGTTTGCTGTATTCCAAAGCATGACTGATGGCGTGGCCGCCTTGTATAAGCAACTAAACCTCTACTTCCAGCGCGGCACCAACACGATTGAATCCATTGTTAAAAAGTACGCGCCCGCCAGTGATGGCAATAACGTCATGTCCTACATAACTTCACTAATGAAGGCGACAGGAAAGAAAGCCAACGAAGTTCTTAGCGCTGAAGATATGCAGACCATGTTCGCCCTAATTAAAGGGATTATTAATCATGAGAACGGCGCTGGGTTTGTTCCTGACCACCAAATTGCTCAGGGTATTCAGGTCGGTGCGGGAGTTAGCGCGCAGAGAAACTCTATTTCATCCGCAAGGCAGACAACCACAATCACCAATGAAAGTCATGTTGGTCAGCTAATCGTTCAGCCTAAATCTACTGATGGTCCGGGGATTGGACGTGAAATACGCAGTGATTTACAGCGCAACGGATTGGTATTTAACACTGACTCGGGGATGAGCTAATGCCATTAATCAACTTCCCAAATGTACCTAATGTTCTTGGTGTCCCTAACGTGGCGCGGTCTGGTCTGAGCATCGATCAGGACGCTATCATGAGCGCCATATACAGTGGCGATATCCTGTCAATTCTGGACTCGGTAATCACCCCCAAGTGGGGGATTTACGGGCAGGATGGTAGCCAGATAATCCTACCTGATTCGGTAATTGATTTTGAATATAAGGGAGAAACTAGGATTGCTGATTATCCACTCTCATCAGGTGGTTTTGCCACATTCAATAAAGTGGCGACACCTTACGACATTCGAATGCGTATGGCATGCAGCGGGAACTTAGCCGCCGCACGAATGACAAGAGAGTCGTTTCTGGCTAGGTTGGACGAAATGCAGACATCATTAGACCTCTATAACATCATCACGCCTGACTATGTATACAACAGTGTAGATCTGCTTGGTTATGACTACCGCAGAACAGCCATAAATGGCGTTACGCTCCTGATTGTTGAAGCTCGATTTATGGAGGTTCGCGTTACTGGAGATGCGCAATATTCCACAGTGAAAAGTGATAGCGCAGCTAATCCTGAAAGCCAAGGGCAGGTATACGCCAGTAAGCCAACTGCAGATCAGTTCTCTGCCGCACCAAGAACAGTCGAGGAATTATTCTGATGCTAACTGTAGCTACCGCAGCAGTACCATCCCAGATATTCAACGTGAATCTTGGTGGGCAGAACACGCGAATAAAGCTTTTCCAAAAAAACGGAGATATGTTCATCAATGTCTCAGTTAATAGTAACGAGATAGTGATGGGCGTTATTTGTCGTAATAAGGTGAGGTTAATCCGTGAGCCGTATCTTAAATTTTTAGGTGACCTATTTTTCGTTGATACATCTGGTGTTTCAGATCCTGGCTATGCCGGTTTAGGCTCTCGGTTCGTGCTGATGTATCTGGAAGAGGGCGATTTATGAGTTATGTTGAAAGAAAAATAAACGTCGAATTCCAATTGGGTACTGGTCAGTTTGGCGAAGAACTTGGCGACACTGTTTCATTGTCAGGACTGCGCTGTGAGGCAGTGATAGAAAATGCTGGCGGGATACTTCTAAGCAACCTTCACATGCGCATTTATGGCATGAAAGAATCAGATATGAACCAGTTGAATACGCTTGGCTTATTGCAGGGGTTAGTAGCGAAGAACCTTGTTAAGGTTACAGCCGGAGATGATGTGGCTGGGATGAATTTAGCTTTCCAAGGAACGATATCAACCGCCTACACAGATTATACATCTGCACCGGAAGTGCCTTTATATGTAGAGGCTAATTCAAACTACTTTGAGCGTATCAAGCCTGCCGCAGCTAACAGTTATCGTGGTTCAACTGATGTGGCTACGATTATCGAATCAATAGCGACATCGATAGGATTCACATTTAAAAATAATGGAGTCACTACAAAGTTATCAAACCACTACCTATGCGGGACCGCAATTAACCAGATAAAGGATTGCGCAGAAGCTGCTGGGATAGGTTGTGCCATTGAAAATGGCTCTGTAGAAATATGGCCAGATGGCAGCGTAAGAGATGATGTGGAAATTGATGTTAATCCTTCAAATGGACTAGTCGGATATCCCATGTTTTGGCGGTTAGGAATTATATTCCGCTGCCTTTATGCACCAGATATTATTCGAGGCAGAAAGATAAATATTCAAAGTGCGCTTCCGCAAGCGAGTGGGACTTTTTACGCGCAAACAATTACTCATGAAATTTCATCTTTAATGCCAAATGGTCTTTGGTTTACAACAGTTTCAGCATCAAGGGTCCCAACCTATGGCAAATGAAAATGGGTACACAAATCTGCAATCACCAACATCTGATGCAACTAAATCAGAAGAAATTAATTTCATAATTAAACAATATTTAGTTGGAGTGAGGACTGCAATGTTAGTCGAGGTAAAAGGCGTCTCAAATAATGGCGGGATTTCGCCGGTTGGAACTGTTGACATCATCCCGCTAGTATCTCAATTGGACGGTGCCGGAAATGTTATATCTCATGGACAAATTAATGGGGTGCCTTACTTTCGCATCCAGGGTGGGAGTGACGCCATAATCATTGACCCGAAAGTTGGGGATATCGGTATTGCCGTGATGGCAGACAGAGATATTTCAGCAGCTAAAATCGCCAGAAAAGAATCGCCCCCAGGGTCAAAGCGTAGATTCCATTTTTCAGATGCTATGTATATAGGCGGGTTACTTAATGGAACGCCATCACAATACATTCGTTTCAGTGCTGAAGGAGTTGAGGTTAATTCTCCAACGAAAATCACCAATATCGCTCCCATTATAGAGAACAATGCCTCAGCTTCTTTTACTGTAAATTCACCCTCAATAGTTCTAAATGGTGCAGTAGAACAAGGTTCTGGCAGCTATGCTGGTGATGCTTCATTTAGCGGCACTGTGAATGTCGATGTTGATGTTATTGCGGCTGGCGTTTCTGTTGTTAATCACCCTCACAGTGATGTGCAACCAGGGACAGGAAATTCAGGCAAGCCAATACCTTCTTGATGTATAATTAATCATCATTTATGGAGGGTGTTAATGAAAATAATCTTAGCTACGCTGATGCTGGTTTGCTTTAGTGTGAATGCTCAGTATTTAGATGGTGGAATAACAAAAGAAGAAAACCATAGAATTGGAATGGAGTGTATGTTCAGGGGGCAGGTTGTTGGAAACATTGTTGAGGGCGCTAGGAGTGGTGTTGATAAGGGAGTGCTTCTTTCGATGATTACTAGCGAACTTCCCCAGAAGGATTTTTATGTAGAAAGGGTCAGGCCTTGGGTTAAAGTGGTAATTGATTCTATTTACAAAAATCCTCGATCTGTAACAGCAAACCCCAATGAAGAAGAAACTATTTTTTCTAACGAATGCATGAAGAACCCAAGCGAGGTTACAGGTAGAAACGCATTTTATCGGCAGACAAAATAATGAGATTAATAATCACTTTATTCATTGCTTTGTTACCAGCAGTTGTATTCGCCAATGGCGGCGAAAAAGTAGCAGCAGAGTGCAGCCAAAGGGCTGACATTGTTAGTTTTATTATATCTGGTGCTAATATTGGCGCGGGTAGAATGGATATGTCTAACCGAATAATGCCAACAATTACGGCTGAATATTATCAGGTAGACAAAGCTAAACAATGGGTAACTAAGACTATCGACAAAATGTTTAGCGATCCTGACATGTCATTTATGAACCCAGATCACCAGCGAAATGTTTACCTAACTTTCTGCATGAAAAATCCTGAAATGGTATCAGGGAAAAATTCAATCATGAATTAATGAAAGCCGCGCTGAATAGCCCACCACTCGGTGGGTTTTTTACTTAGCCAAATCTATCTTTGAATTTCTGGTCACTTTTCCTACGACTCATTTTTCCATTGCAATATGGGCATAGGTGCTGTTTTTTACCTTCAATTTCCCACGTGAAGTATTTTTTCTTAAAGTCAGCACCGCAAATGTCGCAGCTTCTTGGTTTGAATAGGCTTGCGACAAAAACCAGCACGACGATACCGATAATCCATTCCATCTATATCTCTAGTTTAGGTGGGTGTTGGAAGATGGCATGCTACTTCACCATCCATACGGTCAACTTAGCCAGCGTGTGCCATATGGGGGCTACTGGCAGGAAAGGACCATGAAGGTGGTGAGGGGACGGAGATTATCTTGAATGAAAGTGACTCACGAGTGCTCAAGTCTCAGATCGACACCATGAAAAAAATTGTTGAAACAGAGAAGAAGGTGGACGAGATTTTAGCGACGCTGGAAAAGTTTAAGGTGGAACGCTGACCTTATACTAGCCCACTGCTATCATGTAACGAACTGTTATGGATGGGGATAGGGATATGAAGAAGTTAGTTTTGATGATTGGACTGTCAAGTTTATTGGCTGGGTGTGCGCCACAGGTCAAGCCAGAGCCGGACCCAATGTCTACAATAGATTTCACTAAGGCTGATTATGGTGAATCACCATCTAATTACCAAATAAAAATAAAAGAATGGCTTGAGAGCAACTTGAAAGATCCTGATTCTGCAAAAGTCAGCCAGCCAAGCAAACCAAGGAAAGAGGTTGCATTTAAAAACAAGCAACCAATATTTGGATATACAACCTGTATAAAGGTTAATGCTAAAAATTCCTATGGTGGCTACTCTGGACCGCAAACATACTGGTTCTTCCTCCATAAAGGAGAAATCGTAAGGGCGCAGAATGTTAATGAGTATCCGGGCGCAATGATATTCATAAATCATTTCGTTAATTGCGCAGATGGTTAATTTTTTTTCCAAAAAAACAACCCCGCAAGTCGGGGTTTTTTATTACCTAAATTCCGGAGAATCAATGCAAAACACTCTGCTTCTAGATCGCACTGCATGGGATTTAGTTCTTGATGCAAATGGCGATATTGCCATGGCTAGTTTGCCGTACTCAATCGCTCAAGATGTTGCTAGTGCCATTAAAACATTCATTGGTGAGTGTTGGTATGACACTTCTCAGGGGGTTCCATACTGGCAGCAGATACTCGGGGAATGGCCGCCAATATCGCTAGTTAAATCTCACCTGGTATCTGCTGCCTTGTCAGTTCCGAATGTTATCTCTGCTGAATGCGTAGTGGTTAGTTTTAAAAACAGAGAACTAATCGGACAGGTGCAAATTACTGATAGCGATGGCGTGGTGTCGCTAGTCTCATTTTAAGGAATCATCATGACTACAAATGTACCCGCCATTGTCTTTACTGATAAGGGACTGACGCTTCCAGATGAGACAGCAATACTTGCAGGGAGAATGGCTGATATCAACACAGCATTTGGGGGCGGTGTTAATCAGCAATTAAGCACTCCGCAGGGCCAAATAGCGCAAAGCGACACGGCCATTATTGGTGATAAGAATAATCAGATTGCATTACTTGTAAACCAAGTTAACCCGGATTACGCATCAGGGCGCATGCAGGACGCTATAGGTCGTATTTATTTTCTGAATCGTATATCTGCGTATGGAACTGTAGTCACTGGGCGTTGCACTGGACTGGTTGGAACTGTAATACCGATAGGAGCTATGGCGCAAGATAACAGTGGATTCTTGTATGCATCCATCACTACTGGCGCAATACCAGATACTGGGTTTATTGATATAGACTTTCAGTGTACAACTACCGGTCCCATAGCATGCCCTGCAAATACGTTATCAAGAATATATAACGCGATAATTGGCTGGGACACGATTGATAATGCATTAGCTGGAACTCCTGGCGTCGATGTTGAGAACAGAGCTGATTTTGAAGCAAGGCGAAGAAACTCAGTCGCAGCTAATGCAGTCAACTCACCACAATCAATATTTGCAAGGGTTCTTGATGTAACTGATGTCATTGATGCATACGTCATCGACAACCCGACAGGATCAACTGTTAATGTTGGTTCAACTAATTACCCTGTTATCCCACATTCTGTATATGTCGCCTGCGCCGGTGGGAATGCAGCAGATATTGCAGCGGCAATATGGAATAAAAAATCACTTGGCTGTAGTTATAACGGCGACACTGAATATACGATTCAGGATATGAATTATGAACCTCCTAGGCCTCAGTATCTAGTTAAGTGGGTAACACCCATAGCAATACCTGTTTATTTTGATATTCAAATTGCGATGAACCCAGTATTACCTTCAAACATTATAGAGTTAATAAAAAGTGCAATTATAAACGCATTTAACGGCGCTGATGGCGGAGAGAGAGCAAGAATAGGAGCAACAATTTACGCTTCCCGATTTTATTCTGGAATAGCGTCAGTTAGTAATAACGTAAATATTCAATCAGTCCTACTGGGAACTTCATCTCCAGGTTCATCAACATCAGCAACCATAGGTATTGATCAGCGCCCAACACTGGATGCTGAAAATATAACTGTTACGTTGGTATAGCCATGAAAGACTATAAAAATACGTTACTTAGTCAGTATGCTAATAGTCCAACAATTACCTCTATTATTAGCACTTTCAACGATGCAATAGACCCTGAAGCAGATCTGGATAATTTTTATAATTTTCTGTGGAATGTTGAAACGGCGGTTGGGTTTGGCCTTGATGTATGGGGAAAGATAGTTGATATACCTAGATTGCTACAGGTTGAAACTTCTCAGTTAAATTTGGGGTTTGTAGAGTCTGAAATTGAAGGCTCAGAATCAACAAGCCCACAACCGTTTGATCAAGCGCCTTTTTATAATGGCCCACTAGCTACAACAACAGTTTCCCTCTCAGATGACGCGTACAGACTATTAATAATGGTTAAGGCTCTAGCGAACATCACTGATTGCACTGCAATGAATCTTAATAAGTTATTGCGCTATTTATTTTCAAATAGAGGAATTGTATTTGTTGCTGACACAGGTGGAATGGAAATTAGATATGTTTTTGGTTTTGATTTAACCCCAGTAGAAAGATCAATTGTTCTCAACTCCACTGCGATACCTAGATCGGCTGGCGTTCTTGCTCAGATGATGATCATTAATTTTGACAACACATTCGGCTTTGCAGAGGCAGGGCTGGCCCCATTTGATCAGGGAACTTTCTTCCCAGACTCAGGACTTCAAAATGCTAAATAGCGCAATTCCCACAAAAATGCCGGTACCCTTCGCTAATAGCGGAGAAAAACAAACGATCCCAGTAGCATCACAAGTTGGCATATCTTCTGGTCGAGCTTCTTTTACTGATGGATTCCCGCCACTTACAAGAACACCGCTTACTGCGGGTGGCACTCCCCCTTACGGGACAGACTTTAACGGAATTTTGAACGCAATAACCTCTTCAATAAGATGGTCCAATGCTGGCGGTGCATATTCATTTGACTCTGATTTCTCATCATCAGTTGGAGGATATCCAAAAGGCGCATTGTTATCAAATTCAACAAATTCAGGATACTGGTTCAATACCACGGATGCTAATACAGCAAACCCAGAAAACACTAACGGCACTCTAACTGGTTGGGTTCCGGCTTTCACATACGACACAACCTCCGTAACTGGATTGGCTGCTACAAATGTCACTCTCACCGCGCTACAGGCCGCAAATGAGCGCGTTACATTGGCTGGGGCGCTAACAGCAAACATTAACCTTGTATTCCCAGCATGGCGTAAAGGGTGGGTGGTTGTTAATAATTGCACCGGCGCATTTACCGTTACATGCAAAACGCCAAGCGGAACGGGGATAACTGTCACTACCGGTACAACCGCTCGAATCATTGGTGATGGCACTAATATCATCTCTAATGAATCACCACTAGTTGCCGGAGCGCTCCAAAAGTCAGCAAACCTATCAGACCTGTCCAATGTACAAACAGCACTGGAAAACCTCACGTTGACGACGATGGGTATAGGCATATCAACCCAGCCTGTTATCGAAAATTTCAACTGGCAGAACTTTGCATTCAAAGCTGGTGCTAACTACCTTACAGGTTATAGCTCCTGGATAAATCCACCCGCAGGCATCACATATGCAGCCGGAAGTAGCGTAAATATCCGAGTCATTTATATTTTAGCTGACGGTAGTAGAATTGGTTTGGAATTGACGCCAGACGGCGGAGGGGCTCCTAACTTTAAAGTTTACAAAATACTGAGCATTGGGGCGGCGAATTCTAGAGTATTTACTTTCAATCAAGATTTTAACTCAGCTATTCCGGTGCCAATTTCGGGCGGCGGAACGGGTGCGACAACTGTCGCAGGTGCTATATCAACGCTGGGGCTTAATGATGTTGCAAGAGTTAATCAGCTAACAGGAATTGTCGGCAGCTCGAGAAATGCGAGAATTGGTATTGCGGCGGCGGCATCAACAGCAACGTTCACGGCCGATCAAGTTGTAGTGACTACTGCGCTGAGCGGGCAAACTTATCTGCTATCTAGCGTAAATAAAGTAATTAATCTTGCCACGACTGGCGCGGGCGGCATGGGCACTGGAACAGTGCCAGCAAATGGTTTTGTCGCAATTTACGCAATCTATAATCCCACAACATCAGCATCAGCATTGCTTGCGGTGAACGCCACGTCAGCAAAAGCTCCGGAGGTTTATGGTGGGTCTAACCTGCCAACAGGTTACACAGCATCAGCATTAGTTAGTGTACTTCCTGTTGCATCGAGTCAGTTCATGCTAGCTCAACAGACGGGCCGAAGCATTGGTATTGCCGAAGTTACAGCATTGAGCACCGCGACAGTCACAGCATCACCAACCATAATGGGCATTTCTGCATATATACCACTTAATGCAAATTACGTAAGTGGGAGTTTAAATGCAGGGGGGACATCATCAACAGGTTTCTATTCAGAAATGAAAGTTGCAAGCAATATTGCAATGTGTGGAGCAGAAAGAGTGCGACTAGGGCAGCCACCGAATAGTACTGGGGTTGAGGTATTGTGTCCGTTTGAGATTGACGTTATCAATCCACAAAATATTTATTACCTGTTTTCGAACAACTCAGTTTCCGGAACGGCTTCAGGTCGAATTTACATAAACGGCTACTCGTTTTAAGTGGGGGTATTATGGTGTATGTAAGTTTCACTGATGACACAAAAACGGTCATAGATAGTGTCTTCGGTAGTCCGCAGTCACTTAGTGATTTTCCGTATCAAGGGAAGGTTAAAGATGACGATCCAAGGTATATCGCATTCATTAAATCAATAACGTACCCATTGACTGAATAAATCGCGACTAGGGGGCATGGATGCCTGTTGATGAGTGGTTTCATATTAGTGATGCCTCTGTTGTAGTAAAGAGATGTCACTAATATGATTGGTCAAATTCATTTTTTTGATGTTATTTCCTCATTTACTATTTTAAAAAAATCACTCCAAGAATGCTCACTTTTAATCACTAAAGGTTGGTGGGTAGTTTCACTTTTAATAGCTTCCAATATTTTATTTGCCCACAGGGAAGGGTTGTTTATCTTTAAAAAGTCAACGCCGCTATACTCATCTAAAACCTCTCTTGCGTATGGTTCATCCGCGGCTAGAATATGCTTCCCAAATGCAGCGGCCTCTAACAGTGGAAGTCCAAACGTTTCTATATAACTAGGGAATACCACCGCATGTGAAGCTTTGTAAATGGACATAACTGTGTTGATTGGTAGCTCTCCAACAAAATCAAAGTTCTCGCTTACATTTAATTTTTCTATTAAATCAACAAGGTGTTTACCTTTATCTTTACCGAAAGTAAATACACAGCTTATGTTTGATGTGTTAACCCCTACGCTCTTCAAATGACCTATTGCTTTTATTATCTCGACGTGATTCTTATAAACAAAAGGAGTGGCTGGGTAAAATATTATTTTTTTATTATTTGTTATTTGATATGTTTCATCACTTTTTATGATTATATCATTGATTGATGGCTTAATAATGTAAACTGATGTGGATGCTACTCCTTTGTTGATAAGAGCTTTTTTCATCCAATCTGTTTGTACAACAAAGGTTGTTGATTTATTTGAATTTCTGAAAATGAAATAATTATAAAAGTGTTTATAAAGAAAAAGCTTCAATTCTTCTTTTTTGTAAAAACTCCACTTGTGAGATGAGAATGGAATTGGTTGATGAAGATAAATTAATTGTGGTATTTTATTAGATGTGTATATGCTTGTATTTTGCATTGAAATAATAAATGATGGGGTTAGATTTCTTTCTAAAATCCATTTATTTAGCCCGTAGTTATCCCATGCAATTCTCTTGAACCAAGATTTCACATCTAACTTAATCAGTTTAATATTATTTTTTTGATATTTATCAAGATCAAGACCGTATGGGATGAAGATTATAAAATCCCCATCCTCTGGACCAATGTTTCTAACAAGCTGAGTTAGTATTGTGAGCGCTCCACCCTCACCCATAGCTGTAGCATTTACAATTATAGATCCCATAGTTAACCCTTTTAACTAAGAAATTATGAAGCATCATAATACTAGCAATCGAACACATTAGCATTGTAAATATAAATGTCTCTTTGAAGGCTTGCTATCCCATTGACCTGAGCGGCGGTTGATCATCTTTGGTGATGGATTGCGTGATGGGTGGGCATGGATGCCTGTGAGGTGGGGTGAGACAAATGTGGGACTATTAAAGGTTTTTATCGTATATCAACATTTGTCATCTTTTTGCATCTTGGGACGTGTGAGCGGCGGTTGATGCGGTAAATTACTGGTTTAAATGGTAGTTCTATGCACTCTTAATCAATTGGTCGCAGGTTCGAACCCTGCACGACCCACCAACGAAATCAATCACTTAGATTTAACTTCTAATTTCAAATCTATTTCATGGGACATATTTGGGACACAATTATTAAATATTGCGTCTATTTGTCTGGCGTGTTCATTTAAATGATTTGGTGAAAGATGAGCATATCTTTTAACCATTTCAATTGATTCCCATCCACCCATTTCTTGTAATGCGGAAATAGGAACTCCGGATTGAACTAACCAACTTGCCCATGTATGTCTTAAATCATGAAACCTGAAATTATCTATTCCTGCTCTTTTTAATGCTGAATACCAAGCCTTATTACTATCAACACGCAATTTCCTTATTTCTGGCGTTAATGAACCATCAGACCTATTTGATGCGTGAGTATGAACAAACACATATTTGTTATGCTTTCCAATCTGCTCCCTAAGCACCTTTGCAGATGTATCATTCAGGGCTACGCCAATAGCCCTGCCTGACTTACTATCTTCCGGGTTAATCCATGCAACCTTTCTTTGCATGTCTATCTGTTGCCATTCCAGGTTGATAATATTGGAACGTCGCAGACCGGTGGAAAGCGCAAAGCGTACGACTGACTTTAACGGCTCAGGACACTCATTTATTAGCCTTATAGCCTCATGAGGTTCCAACCAACGAATACGTTTATTCTTTGGTTGTGGCACTTTGATGAGGGGCGCTTTATCAAGCCATTTCCATTCCCGCTCTGCTGCTCTCATTATCGACTTTATCAACGAAAGGTGTGCAGCCTTTGTCGCTGTTGATGATGACTTAGACTTGAATGGAGGCGGCTCTTTCCCTTTGTTAGCAACTGATGACGCCATTATTCTCCAGTTCTCTTCATGCCTACGATTCGTCATTTTGCTGATCGCCGCGTATATCCTCGCCTCAGTAATATCCTTCAGCTTCATTCCTTCGAAATGCGCCAACCAAAATCCCATTAGACTTTTATCCGTATCAAGAGATCGCTTTTCCGCTTTTTCCTCAATCCAGCGCAAACAAGCCTCTTCGAACATGATTTCAGGCATTTCTCCGAGACGGTCTACGCGCCAATAGTCAGACTTTAACTTGTCGTGCAGTTCCTGAGCCTGCCGCTTGTCTTCAGTTCCAAGTGATTCTTTAATACGCTTCGCACCCGGGATAGAGATGCTCGCGTACCATACCTTACCTCTGCGGAAGATTGACAT